AAAGTCGAATCTACAGACACTTCCGGCCTGCCAGTAACGTTTCCCGAACAACCAGAATGAGAGAAGGCCCGCTATCGGGCCTTAATTTTTACTCTGGTTTTTGTGGCCATTCAGGATTTGCCGTATCCACACGGCTGACCAGAACACTGTAGCGTTACGGGCCATGTCATACACTGCCTTCATCATCTGTGGACCTGGCAGACCATTCGTACCGTCGTTCTGAATCACCACGTGATTGTTCTGATTAAAATTAATGCCTTCCGCCCGCCGCATCTGCGCCGGACTTCCGGCACCGCCCACATAACCACCTTCCGCATAGCCGCGCATCAGCCGGTAGAGATTTCCCACGCCAATCCGGCTGGTTGCCTCCTTCGTGAAGACAAATTCACCACGGTGAACAATCCCCGCTGGCTCATATTTGCCGCCAGTTCCCGTAAATCCCCCGGTCGCAAAATGGAATTTTGCCGCAGCAGCCTGAATGGCTGTACCGCCTGACACTGATGCGCCACCACCGGCAGCACCGCCAATGGCGCTGCCGATACTCCCGACAATTCCCACCATTGCCTGCTTAAGCAGAATTTCTGTCATCATGGACAGCACGGAACGGGTGAAGCTGCGCCAGTTCTGCTCACTGCCGGTCAGCATCGCCGCCATATTCTGTGCAATACCATCAAAGGTCTGCGTGGCAGCACTTTTAACCTGCGACATACTGTCCGTGGCGCTCTCTTTCCACTCACTCCAGCCTGACCTGAGGCCTGCCATCCAGCTCCCGCGAAGCTGGTCTTCAGCTGCCCAGGTCTTTTTCTGCTCTGACATGACGTTATTCAGCGCCAGAGGATTATCGCCATACTGTTCCTTCAGGCGCTGTTCCGTGGCTTCCCTCGCTGCCTGCCGGTCAGTCAGCCCCCGGTTTTTCGCATCAATGGCGGCCCGTTTTGCCCGTTGCTGCTGTGCGAATTTATCCGCCTGCTGTGCCAGCGCGTTCAGGTGTTCCTGATAGGTGACCTTGTCGCCAAGTGCAGCCAGCTGGCGTTTGTACTCCAGCGTCTCATCTTTATGCGCCAGCAGGGATTTCTCCTGTGCAGACAGCTGGCGACGTTGCGCCGCCTCCTCCAGTACCGCGAACTGACTCTCCGCCTTCCACAAATCCCGGCGCTGCTGGCTGATTTTTTCATTCGCTCCACTATGCTGCTCAAGCATTTTTAGTTCAGCTTGTAACGCAAGAAGAGCTGCATGTGCTCGATCTTCCTGACGCTCTCCCGCAGCGGACTGCTTCGGCTTTTTCAGCGTCGCTTCATAGTCCTTTTTCGCCGCCGCCATCAGCGTGTTGTAATCTGCCTGCAGGATTTTCCCGTCTTTCAGTGCCTTGTTCAGTTCTTCCTGACGAGCGGTATATTTCTCCAGCGGCGTCTGCAGGCGTTCGTAAGCCTTCTGCGCCTCTTCGGTATATTTCAGCCGTGATGCCTCAGACTCGGCCCAGTCCTTTGCTGCCATCTCTCTGGCCTTTTCAAGATCGGCCTGCAACGTGGCGGCTGAAAGCCCAAGTTGCGCATTCGCTCTGTCCTCCCATGCTCCCCGGAGATTGGCAAGAAATGCTGAGGTTTTACCGCGCCGGTGGCTCCGGCTCTGATACCACTGCCATTTTTTGTCCGCCTCATCAAAAGCCTTTTCTGCTTTCTCCAGCATTCCCTGGGCAGTGTCCGGGCGACCAATATCCAGCACCGCATCCCACATGGATTTGAATGCCCGTGCTGTCCTGTCTGCCCAGGTCTCCAGCGTGCCCATGTTCTCTTTCAGGCGGAGGGTCTGGTCATCAAACCCTTTCGTTGCGGCCTCGTTCGCCGCCTGCAATGCCCCGGCTTCATCTCCGGAACGCTGCAACTGAGCAACATACGCAATCTGCTCCGCCGTCACGTTATGGAACTGACGTGCCATCGCTGTCAGTCCCGACGTCGGGTCTGTGGTCAGCTTCCCGAAGGCTTCAGCGACCTTGTCCACCTCCACGCCGGATGCAGAGGAGAAACGCGCCACACTCTGGCTGATCGCCTCAAACTGCTCACCACCACGCACACCGGCATTCACCAGCGCCGTCAGTGACTCGCTGGTCTGGTTAAACGTCAGCCCTGCCGCCTGCCCGGCTCTGGACAGGACCAGCATACGATCTGCCGTCAGTCCCGCCTGATTGCCGGAAAGGACCAGCGTTTTGTTGAAATCGGACAGGGTTGAGTTGCCCTGATACCAGGCATACGCCAGCGCACCGGTCGCCACCGCCAGCGAGGTGGCCCCCACCATCGGCAGGGTGATCGCACCGGCAAGCCCCCTGAACATGGGGATCATCCCGCCGAAGGAGTCCTTCACCTGACCACCCTGTTGCAGCAGGATCAGCCACGGACTTTGCCCGCCTGCAAGCTGCGTGGCCACGTCAGTGAACTGTGCAGGCAGCATACGCATGGCGGCTTTATACTGTCCGACGGAAATGGCCATTGCGGCGGCACCGGGCACCGCCGTTCTGCTGATACGGCTGAGGTTTTCAACGGCCTGCTCAAGACCTTTTATGGCCATACATCCCCCTTTCAGCGGCGACGGTTAACGGCAGGCGGTACGCCCCGCCCAAGCCAGAGATGACAGCTTCCGCCATCATCCGGCGAAATCCGGTCTATCCAGAAGTTTTCCTCACCGATGGTCAGCGTGTCGCCGCGCCGCAGCTGCCGCACATCATCAGTCCGGACAAACAGGGACGGGCTGGAGCCTTCAACGCGCACGCCCTGTCCGGCATAGCTGATATTTTCAGGGTCATCAAAAACACCACGTATCACAGCACCGGACTGCTCACCGGATGTCATGGTGGCTGACGTTCCCATGTACCCGCGTATCGTTTCATCGGCGCAGGCAATGGCAGCATCGAACAGGTTATCGAAATCAGCCACAGCGCCTCCCGTTATTGCATTCTGGCCAGGCCACGTTCTGTCATTTCGGCTGCCACACCGGCAGAGACACGAAACGCCGTTCCCGGCAGCACAAATGCCACAGGTTCATCCCGCGTGGCGTGAAGTGCATCGGTATGCAGCGTCACCAGTGCCACAACCGTGACCAGAGCAGCCGTATCAGTCACGGTATCCGTCTGTGCTGATACCACCTCATTTTCATGTCCGGTCAGCGAATTTTCCGGGCTGACAGACGTGTCCTGACCGGCTGCGTCATCCGTGTCATCAAGCTCCTCTTCCAGCTCTGCCACACGGAGCGCCAGTTCTTCTTTCGTCCCCGTCAGGCTGACATCACGGTTCAGTTGCTCACCCAGCGACCGGAGACGGGCAATCAGTTCATCTTTCGTCATGGACTCCTCCACAGAGAGACAATGGCCCCGAAGGGCCATGATTACGCCAGTTGAACGGACACGAACTCATCAGGATCAGCCAGCAGCATCAGCGGTGCTGACTGAATCATGGTGAACTCTCGCGCCGGATCGCCGGATGTCTTCCAGTTTTTCGGATAACGGGGAGACGCATTAATACCCTCACTCAATGCATCCGCATCCTGAATACAGCCATAGGTGCGCAGACCGCGTGCATGAGTGTTCCCCAGCACCATCGTGTTGTCCGGCAGGAAGTTCTTTTTGACGCCGTTTTCCACGTACTGTCCGGAATACACGACGATGGCCACATCGCCATACATTCCCTTATAAGACACCGCTTTGCCCAGGTCTTTTACCGCTGTCTCCAGTTCGGAATGAGAGCCGCGACGGGTATCCAGCTTCTCCCTGACGGCTTTGAAGGAACGGAACAGCGCCCAGCCTTTCGGGTCAAACACGATGATATTCACCACGCCGCTGGCGTTCAGCGCGTAGGCTTCGATATCGTCGGTCGGGTCATACGTGGACTTGTCACGCTTGCTCCACTCCGTGCCGCCGGACTGCGTGATGTTGTTCGCCGCACTGCGGCCCATATCCACCTCGACCGGATCGAAGGCTTCACCGGTCATGGTGTATTTGCCCTTGAGCACGGCAGAAACGGCCTGCATCTCTTCGACCTGAGCAATGGCCTGCTCTTCGTCACGCATGTTCTGCATGATGATGCGACGGCGGCGGTAAGCCGGGTCCGCCAGATTCTGTGGATCTTCATCCGGCAGGCGACGCAGGGTCATCTGCGGATTCACCTCATGCTTCGGCTTGACATATCCCGGCGTAAATTCGGAGGTGGAGCCGCCACGGGAGCGGATAACCTCACCGGAAACAATCGGCGAAACGTACAGCGCCATATTTACCAATCCCGGAATTTGTGAGAGATAGACTTTCTCCGTGGTGAAGGGATAGCTTTCACGGAAAAAGAGACGCAGAAACAGCGGATCAAACTTAAATTTCTGCTCATTTGCCGCCAGCAGCTGGGCGGTTGTGTACATCGACATAAAAAAATCCCGTAAAAAAAGCCGCACAGGCGGCCTTTAGTGATGAAGGGTAAGGTTAAACGATGCTGATTGCCGTTCCGGCAAACGCGGTCCGTTTTTTCGTCTCATCGCTGGCAGCCTCCGGCCAGAGCACATCCTCATAACGGAACGTGCCGGACTTGTAGAACGTCAGCGTGGTGCTGGTCTGGTCAGCAGCAACCGCAAGAATGCCAACGGCAGCACCGTCGGTGGTGCCATCCCACGCAACCAGCTTACGGGTGGAGGTATCCGGCATCAGCGGGGTCATTGCAGGCGCTTTCGCACTCAATCCGCCGGGCGCGGTTGCGGTATGAGCCGGGTCACTGTTGCCCAGCGGCTGGTCATGGGTAAAGGTTTCTTTGCTCGTCATAAACATCCCTTACACTGGTGTGTTCAGCAAATCGTTAACGGCATCAGATGCCGGGTTACCTGCAGCCAGCGGTGCCGGTGCCCCCTGCATCAGACGATCCAGCGCAGTGTCACTGCGCGCCTGTGCACTCTGTGGTGCTGCGGCCAGAATGCGGCGGGCCGTTTCCACGGTCATACCGGGGGTTTCTGCCAGCACGCGTGCCTGTTCTTCGCGTCCGTGAGCCTCCTCACAGTTGAGGATCCCCATAATGCGGCTGTTTTCTGCCGCAACCGCTGCGGTGATCTGCGCGTTCACGTCCGGCTGCGCCGCGCTGGCGTTTTCGCCATCCGTCGCTGGCTCCATGCTGGTGATGTCAGCCTGCGAGGCAGTAGCTGAAGCAGTTGTTGATTGAGTCTCTTTGGTCATTCGCCCTCCTGAGAGACGGGATTTACGTGCATCCAGTGCATCACGCATGACGGTGATCGCATCGGTGCTGTTAACAAGTTCATCAGCCAGTCCGGCATCAATGGCCTCCTGACCGCTGTACACTGCAGCTTCGGTATCCAGCACAGCCTGCACGGACAGGCCGGTATATGCCGACACCTTCTGCGCAAACATCCGGCGGGTTGCGTCCATCCGGGACTGCAGTGTCTCCCGGACGTCATCAGGAAGATGGCTGTAGGGGTTGCCATCCACCTTATGGCTGCCGCTGTAAATCAGCGTGATTTCCACCCCCTGTTTCTCCAGCGCAGCACCGTAATTACTGTGAGCCATCATGACGCCGATGGAGCCTGTCCGGGCGGTCTGTGTGACCAGACGCCGGGAGGCGGCGCTGGCAAGCAGCTGACCTGCACTGCAGTTCATGTCGTTGGCCAGCGCCCATACCGGTTTTATGTCACGCACACGGGCGATGATGTCAGCACAGTCAAATGCTCCCGCCACCATTCCGCCTGGCGTGTCCATATCCAGCAGAATGCCGTCCACCATCGGGTCGCTGGCAGCCTGTTGCAGACGGGCGATAATGCCGTTGTAACCGGTCATCCCCGAATACGGCTTCAGCGCCCGCGTCCGGCTGACCAGCGTGCCGGACACCGGCAGCACGGCGATGCCGTTCATGACCTGATAACTGCGGGCCTGTCGTGGTCCGTCACCATCACCGGATAACGCCAGCGTCGCGGGTGCCTCTCCGGCTGTCAGGCTGTCGCCGGACACCGCATCCGTCAGGCGGCTGATCCCAAGCTGGCCTGCAAGCGCACAAAAGAAAACCCGCGCATAGGCGGGTTCAAGCATCAGCGGCTCATTAAAAGCCATGCTGGCAATATGCGGGAGATTACGCAGCTCTGCTGTCACTCTTCTCCTCCTCTGTTGATTGTCGCAGCCCGGATTCAAATGCCGCAGCCGCCCAGGCGGGCGGTTTAAGACCGGCTGCACGGCGCTCCATCGTTTCACGGACCTGCTGGGCAAAAATTTCCTGATAGTCGTCACCGCGTTTTGCGCACTCTTTCTCGTAGGTACTCAGTCCGGCTTCTATCAGCATCACCGCTTCCTGTACTTCTTTCAGACCATCGATGGCCATACGACCGGAGCCTATCCAGTCACAGTTCCCCCAGGCGCTGCGGGCTTCCTGAAAGCTGAAACGCGCTTTTGAAGGTAACGTCACCACGCGGCGAGCGATGGCCTCTTCCAGCCAGCACAGAAACATCTGGCTCGCCTGACGGGATGCGACGAATTTTCGCCGCCCCATAAAGTGCGCCCACGACTCGTTCGCGCTGGCCCGTGCCGTGGAGTAGCTCATCTGGGCGTAATTCCGGGAAAGCTGCTCATACGAGACACCCAGCCCGGCAGCGATATACCGCAGCAGTGACTGCTCAAACACGGAGTAGCCGTTATCCGTATCCTGAGCCGTCTGCAGGTTCAGTGAGTCACCCGGCATCAGGTGCGGTACTTTTGCGCCTCCCAGCCGGACCGGCGCTGCGGCGTAATACGCGGCAATTTCACCAATCCAGCCGGTCAGCCTGTCCCGCTGCTCCTTACTGTTCGCGCCCAGAATAAAATCCATCGCTGACTGCGTATCCAGCTCACTCTCAATGGTGGCGGCATACATCGCCTTCACAATGGCGCTCTGCAGCTGCGTGTTCTGCAGCGTGTCGAGCATCTTCATCTGCTCCATCACGCTGTAAAACACATTTGCACCGCGGGTCTGCCCGTCCTCCACGGGTTCAAAAACGTGAATGAACGAGGCGCGCCCGCCGGGTAACTCACGGGGTATCCATGTCCATTTCTGCGGCATCCAGCCAGGATAGCCGTCCTCGCTGACGTAATATCCCAGCGCCGCACCGCTGTCATTAATCTGCACACCGGCACGGCAGTTCCGGCTGTCGCCGGTATTGTTCGGGTTGCTGATGCGCTTCGGGCTTACCATCCGGAACTGTGTCCGGAAAAGCCGCGACGAACTGGTATCCCAGGTGGCCTGAACGAACAGTTCACCGTTAAAGGCGTGCATGGCCACACCTTCCCGAATCATCATGGTAAACGTGCGTTTTCGCTCAACGTCAATGCAGCAGCAGTCATCCTCGGCAAATTCTTTCCATGCCGCTTCAACCTCGCGGGAAAAGGCACGGGCTTCTTCCTCCCCGATGCCCAGATAGCGCCAGCTTGGGCGATGACTGAGCCGGAAAAAAGACCCGACGATATGATCCTGATGCAGCTGGATGGCGTTGGCGGCATAGCCGTTATTGCGTACCAGATCGTCTGCGCGGGCATTGCCACGGGTAAAGTTGGGCAGCAGGGCTGCATCCACACTTTCACCCGGTGGGTTCCACGCCCGCAACTGCCCACCAAATCCGCTGCCACCGCCGTGATAACCGGCATATTCACGCAGCGATGTCATGCCGTCCGGTCCCAGAAGGGTGGGAATGGTGGGCGTTTTCATACATAAAATCCTGCAGGTCCCCTGCGTCGCTGTGTCATGCCGGTCTGCACCTCCAGCTCCGCAATGTATTTTTTCAGGTCAGACACGGAAGTGGCCGTAAACTCCACTCGCCGTCCGTCTTTCTGTACCGTTGCCACCCGTTTACCTGTCATCAGGTCATGCAGTGCCGCACGGGCAGCGGCAAGTTCTTCCTGTCGCGTCATTCATCCTCTCCGGATAAGGCACGGGCGTAATCTGCCAGTGTTTTCTTGTTGGTTGCTGCACCATCCTCTTCCTGCAGGCTCGCCAGCAGTGCACTGAGATCCAGCTGCCAGCGGGAAATACTGATGCGCAGCGCCGCCAGCGCATAAACGAAGCAGTCGAGTGCCTCATTGCGTCGCTTTTTGCTGTCCCACAGTATTTTTTTCCTGCCATCCACCCATTTTTCGACCTGCTCTTCAGCAGTCAGCTGCTGCGCTTCGGTCAGATCAAAAATATCCGGGTTATTCGGGAAGTGAACGGCACCGGGAAGCGGTTCATCCCCTTCCGGCGTCAGTGTGAAGCGGTTATAAATCTGCTCTTTCGCGGTATCCGTACCGATTTCGGTAAGGTAAACTCCGTTTTTGTTTCGCTTACGTGGCATGCTGGCCACCGGCTTTCCGTAGACGGATGCCCCTTTAATGGGGATCACCCGGAACAGCCCATGTTTTTTCGAGCGTTCATACACAATGGTCGGGTCAATCCCGCCAGTATCCCAGCAGATACGGGATACCGACATTTCTGCACCATTCCGGCGGGTATAGGTTTTATTGATGGCCTCATCCACACGCAGCAGCGTCTGCTCATCGTCGTGGCGGCCCATAATAATCTGCCGGTCAATCAGCCAGCTTTCCTCACCCGGCCCCCATCCCCATACGCGCATTTCGTAGCGGTCCAGCTGGGAGTCGATACCGGCAGTCAGGTAAGCCACACGGTCAGGAACGGGCGCTGAATAATGCTCTTTCCGCTCTGCCATCAGCTCGGCATCCGGACGTTCACCGATTTTCGCTTCCCATGTCTCACCGAGCGTGGTGTTCACGAAGGTTTTACGTTTTCCCGTATCCCCTTTCGTTTTCATCCAGTCTTTGACAATCTGCACCCAGGTGGTGAACGGGCTGTACGCTGTCCAGATGTGAAAGGTCACACTGTCAGGTGGCTCAATCTCTTCACCGGATGACGAAAACCAGAGAATGCCATCACGGGTCCAGATCCCGGTCTTTTCGCAGATATAACGGGCATCAGTAAAGTCCAGCTCCTGCTGCCCCAGTTTTAGTTTCCAGTTGTCGTAACGTCTCGCGCCCACTCTGGCGTACGAGTTCAACAACCTGCCCTTTAATTTTTTCCCGCTCTTCTTGTGTAAAAACTTTTGCCACAAGTCCTCCTGAAAATTACCTCATGACCAGAAATCAACACTTACCCCCTGAAGCCCGGTGGAATTTCGGTATCCGGTTCAGAAATATGATTCACACAACGCTGGTTGTTCGTGCCGCTTACCGGGAGCAGCCAGGGGTTTTCAAAATTCCGGTCCGGTCCAAAAAACGTCGTCGCTCGCTGAACAAATTCCGTTCCCGTTTTCCCGGTAGCCGCAAGGTATCTTGCGTAACGCCTCACGCCATCCAGCATGGCCTCTGGTGACACCCCCTCGCGTAATCTGGCCTTCCAGGCACTGAAAGCGGATTTCTTCGGGTTTGCCCCAGCACGCAACGGGTATTCCCGCCAGACCTGTTCGAACACATCCGGATAATCCACTCGTCTCACAGGCTGCCCGGTGTTTTCCGTGACTACCCGATCGGCTTCCCGCTGAATGGCGGAATCGGCTTCAGGCTGCTGCAGTTGGTGTGATTGCTCCGGCCTTGCGGTCATCACCTGCTGCACAGCGCCCGAATCGGCTTTCAGCGCATACGCTGAATCGGCTTCCGGTGTCGTGCCTGCTGGCTGACCAAGATTGACGGTCTGAACATCCCCTGCCTGGTTCGTGGCGTTTTTTACGCCATGGACCATAGTGTTTTGATCTTCTTGATCTGTATCTTTATCTGTATCTTTATCTGTCGTGACTCGTCGTGACATGTGCGTGACATTTCGTGACGCGCCGTGACAATCGCCATTTTGTTCCCGCTTTCTTTCCCTCTCTCGCTGCGCCCTCTTGCGCTCTGCAGGAGATTTTGCGGTTTGCGAAATATTGCCGTTGTCCTCTTTAAGCACCTGGCGTTTTTCCCATCCAGTGATTAAATCACCATCAAGTACCCGCCCCTGCATCGTCTGCAAAATTGAATCAATTACCTCTTCTGTCACGTCGAGCGCACTTGCCAAATCTTCTGTCGTGACATCAATGTGACCTCGCGTGACATTTCGTGACGCGCTCACCAGGAGGTGGATATACACTGCCATCACTGTTGCAATTGACTGCCCTGACACCCTGGCAATTGTTCGCCACTTAGGGTCATTTGGCATGTCATGCCATAATCTGAGCCAGGCGTTAGCCATACTCACCTCTTCTGATACCGAATCTTTTTACTCACGAGTTGCCGGAAGTGATTCGATATGGCTATTATCACTCAATGCACTGCCACAGCATTTCCTGCCGGGCCACCACGGTTCATCTGATTGAAACCGGCGATTGCCACTGCGACAAAATCATCAGCGTCTCTCACCAGTCGCTCCCGCGTCTCCACCAGCTC